CCTTCAGTCATTCTTCTAGCTTTTGCTAAAGGAACACATTTAGGATATTTTCTTTTAGCATCTGCTTTTTGTTTACTTCTTCCACACTTAGCAAATGTTCCATCTTTTTTCTTACTTCCTATGTCCACCCAATTTTGAGCAAACCATTTTTTTAAACCAGACATTACTTCAATAAATCTTTATAGTAAGCTTGAGCAGATGCATTAGTAAAACTTTGACCATCAATATCTTGTTGTATATGTGAACCTGTTGATTCTGGCATACCTCCATCCTTTAATTGTGTCATACCGTATAATCCTGGAGCAGCTAATTGTAATTTATTTTTTTTCATAGCTTTACCTAATTTTCTTCTGTTCTTTTTGCCTGCCATCATCATTAAACCTAGACCTGCTTTTTTTACTTTCATACCACCTTTTTTAGAACCAAATTTGTTCATCCCTTTGACAGCTTGCATCATTTTTTCATTAGTATTACCCATCTCAGTTTTGTCCATACCTTCACCTGTTACAGGATTAACCTGTCCAGTTGGTTGTACAGTGGCTGATTTTTTTCTTTTCTTTTTTAACATTTTGCCTATTATTGGCACAGCTGCAGCTCCAGCTATTAATGCACCCATTCCTGCTTTTCTAATTTTTCTTGAAGCTTTTCCAGTGCCTCCACCTCCAGATGGTTTAGGTCCTCTAAAATCTTTTCTTTTAACACCACTCGGATCTTTTATTTTCCCTGCACAAACCTTTGAAGCGTAAGCGTTTGCATAGGCCGAGGGGTAAACTTTAAATTTTCTTTTAGCTGCTGCTTTTCCTCTTGGACATAATTTAGTCATAAAAAAACTCCTTTAATATAATTATAAATAACTAGGTTCAAACTGTCTACCTACCTTCTTTTTGCTTTAGCATTCTTATTACCACTTACAATACGAATTCTTTTTTTCTTTAAAAATTTTTTCTTTTGTGGCCCTTTTGTTATTTGTTGCCTCATCTGGCTTCTGCTTATAGTCATACGAATGTGTACTCTACCTTTCCTTCTTCATTTTTATCTGCTCTGATATATTTTTTTCTGTTGTTTTCTTCATTATAAGATACGTGTACCCAACCCGAGTTAGGATCAACCCCATCATAAAATTCTAAAATTAACTGATCATAAGTACAATTGTCATTAATCCAATCAGATAGTTCGTTATTATCTATTCCAAAAATTTCTATATCTGCGGCCTGTCCCAAACAATGTTGAGAAGTCCTGCTTCCACCAATCCTCGCATTAAGGTCAGGACTGCGATAACCTGAAGAAATATAAACAGGTAGTAAAAAATAGTCTCTAACTGGTTGAAGAATATTTTTGCATAAATTTTCGAGATTAACGATTGCAGTTTCATTAGGAGTATTGTCAATACCATTTCTCAAAGCCGTTTGCGATTTTGTAAATTCACTTAAATAAAAATTGTCTGATAGTTGCATTTAACACCTCCATCTTCTTCTCGCTTGACAAATTCTTTTCTTTGGAGTTTTTTGACAATTTATGTTGTGCATTTTCATTTGTCCTTTACTTCTAGCACAGTAAGACTTTCTTCTTTTTGCTCTACCTTTAGAAGGTTTTTTTTCAGTCACAGCGGTCTTGAGTTTGGAACCAGGGTTATCTCTTCGATATCTCTCAACACCTGCTTGAGTCATACCCGCTCCAGACTCCGTAGACCTAAAATACTTTTTGGTTTTTGGAGGCATACCTCCTTTTTTAAATCCAAGAAGCTCTGCTGTGTATTTATCCATAATAAACTGTTGCACTTACAACACTACCTGAAGGCAAATCTATAAAAGCTCCCTCTCTAAACAAAATACCTTCATCAGGTATATAAGGCTCAATATAATCTTTTGTGGTTGTAGCCACAGTATAGAAAAATTTAGTTGTGCCTGTTTGAGATGATTCTTTAAAACTTATATCTGCTACAGTTCCACCTGTTGTTATTTGTGCACCTTTCACTCTTGTTGCTCCAGTAAATATAGCTCCGACTGTGTCTGCACCATTACCAGCAGAAGTATTTGTTCCCACTGCTCCGTCTACTGCTATTTGTGTCACAGTAGAAAAGAATACACTACCAGTAACAGTAGTGTTATTAGGTCCAGTTATATCTTCAGTAATAGTAGAGCCAGAGGCATCGGTACCAGTAACAGTAAATGTTCTTGCAGATATGTTTCCTGTAGATGTTAAACTAATAGTAGAA